AAAAAGAAGGATCGTATTGACAAATACTTTAACAGTGGCGGACAGGTAAGTACTGGCTGGCCACAAATGGATAAGATACTTTACGGTGGCTTTAGTCGAGGCGAACTTAACATCTTTGCTGGTGGTTCCGGTTCGGGTAAATCTTTGGTTATGATGAACATTGCACTTAGCTGGTTGCAAGCAGGTCTGAGCGGTGTGTATGTAACATTAGAGTTGAGTGAAGAACTATGCTCGTTACGTACAGATGCTATGCTTACTGGCATGAGTACAAAAGACATTAGAAAAGATATTGAAACAACTGAACTTAAAGTTAAGATGGTGGGTAAAAAGTCTGGACAATATCGTGTTAAAGGATTCCCTGCACAGAGTAATGTCAATGACATACGTAGTTACTTAAAAGAAGTGCAGATTCAAACTGGTATTAAAGTTGACTTTGTTATGGTAGATTATTTAGATTTAGTAATGCCCGTATCAATTAAAGTTAATCCAAATGACCAGTTTATCAAAGACAAGTATGTAGCAGAAGAACTGCGTAACTTAGCCAAAGAACTTAATGTATTGCTGGTAACAGCTTCGCAGTTGAATCGTTCAGCAGTAGAAGAAATTGAATTTGACCATAGCCATATTGCTGGTGGTATATCTAAGATCAATACAGCAGATAACGTGTTTGGTATCTTTACAAGTCGTGCTATGAAAGAACGTGGCAGATATCAATTACAATGTATGAAGTCGCGTAGTTCAACTGGTGTAGGGCACAAAGTAGATTTAACTTATAATATTGAAACTATGCGTATCACAGACGAGGGCGAAGAAGCCGCAGGTGATGGCAATGGTGCTAGTCGCAATATTAATAATGTCTTAAACAATATTAAATCTAGTAGTACAGTCAATAAAGACACTGGTGAAATTACAAACATGCCAAAGATTAATGCCACAGTTGACAGTAGCAAACTTAAAAGTATGCTGGCTGGCCTGAAGAATAGTGGCGAATGAATCTAGTTTGTTTTTCAAATAACACTGGCGGCGGCGTCCTGTGTGATTTATTAAATAATAAAACTCCCAGTATGGATGGTTATAAATGTACTGGTGCAGAACATTCTTTATTAAAGATAACTGATAGCCCGACAATTTCACGTACTGTAGATGAACCTTCATGGAATCGTAGACTGACTCAGCTATTATCTCGCACTAATCAGAATCGATGGATAGGAACTCATTATCATCCTAGTGCAATTTCCTTAGCGCCATTTGAAACTGTTATTGCCATTACCACTGAATCTCGTGAAAGTAAACTATATAGATGGTTGCGATATTATAACGGATGGTTTAAGATAGCCGAATCTGGTTGGCAAGAAACATCTAACCTAGACCAAATTGACAAAGTTCGTTGCCTAGCAAAAAATGTATTTGAAACATTTGAATCACATCCACAATGCACTAATGTTGAATTTGCTGACATAGTGTCAGGCGAATTTATTTCCAAACATAACCTAAATAAAGAACATTTTGCTATCTGGCAACAAAACAATCCGTGGCTGTATAGTGATAGTAATACTTGGGCTGTTGATAGATTTAATGAAGCTGAATACGAAATAATCAACCAAACTCCTTTCAAATATCTTTAATAAATACATAACAACGATACATTAAGGATCGATTTTGCAGAAGAATACAAAAAATATACTTTTTGAACTTGATCAACTGCTTAGGCACAAGGATAAAGCAAATCTGATTGAAAGCAGAGCTAATAACATCATTAATGGTGCTATTAACCTGATTAATCACATCCGTGAAAACTATGATGCCGAACAGGCCGGCGAACTAGAGCGTCGTCTACTTAATGCAATCAAAGGTCAAGACCCAGCAAAATTTAGCCGCGGTATCAGGAAATTAAAAGATGAAGATTAATGAAATATTAGCCGAAGTAAAATTAACAGGGAAAACATTACCCAGTCAAAAAAAGAGTGCTCTTGGTTCGTTTCTTAGGGGTGCCGGCATGTCTCAGGGTGCTGATGCTGCAGATGCATATGCAACTGCCCAACAACTTAATCCACAATCGAAAAAATCAAGAGTAAAAAGCACACGTGCAGCTGATGCAAAAACGGCAGCAGACGAGGCAAAACGACAAAGATTTATTGCTGTAATAAAACAACAAGCAGATCGTCAAGGATCTATATCAATGACTGATATAGGAAAACGTATTCCAAAACAGGGCGAATATGCAGATCCAACAAGACGTAGAGAAGCAATTAACAATATTGCACAAGAATTAAAGCAACAAGGAGTAACAGTAACAGCAAGTAACACGCCGACTACTGCACCCCAAACAACACCCACAACCACTGAGCCATACAGCATAGGCGGGCAACAATTAGATCCCAATAAACCTAGTGATAAAGCAATTATTGATAAACTTAAAACTGCACAAGCAGCTAAACCTAAAACTGCGCAAACAACTAAACCTCCTCGACTAAAATCGCAACAACCAGAACAACCTACTGGCTATACTTATTTTACATCGCCGCCGACTCCACCGCCAGAAGAACAACCAGTGCAACAACCTGCAGAAACTCCGTTGCCGGACATTAGTACACTGACACCGGAAGAACGTGCAGAACTACGCCGTAGACTACAGGCCGCATAATTATGAAACTTAACGAATTTAAAAATAACAATAGAGCATACCTATACGAAGGGTTAACTCCTAAGCATAAAAAATTAATGCAACTATGGGAAAGTGTGGGCACTAAATTAGTCGAAGCACAACTAACGCAAGATCAGATTAGACAGTTATTCCAACAAGTAGAGAAAGGTGCTACAGCAGGCGGCACTAACCGTACTGCTATTGGTAAAGGTAAAGATGTGGCTAGTGCAGTAGCTCAAGCATACAAAGACTTAAAAGCAAAAGCAATCAACAGCGAACCGATGCAAAAAGCAGATGCGCTATATGATCAAGCAGCAGAAAAATTAAAACAAGCAACCGGCGGTGATGCCGGAGTTATGCAGTATGTACAAAAGTACAGAAACTTTGCTAAAGCGCATCCTGTTGCACAGAGTTTAATCTACGGTGCTCTTATTGCAGCCGCAGGTATTACGGGTGCCGGAGCAGGCGGTGCTGCCGCACTAGGTCTATTTAAAATGGTAGACAAACTTCTACAAGGCGAGAAGTTTAGCACAGCCGCAGTAGCAGGTGCTGAAACAGGCGCATTGGCATACGGTGCAGGGCAGCTTGGCCAAGCTGCACGGGGTGGAGATCAAACAACCACAACGTCTACAAACTACAGTCAGTCTACAGATGGTATGCAGGCAACATGGCCATCACAAGGAGTAGTACCGCCGGGAATATTAGAAAGATTTCCTCCGGGTTCGTACGAATATACGCAAAATGGTGACTATTGGGAAGTTCTTGATGCCAACGGTAATAAAATGGCCAACTTTACAGTTGACTCAATGAATGAGTCTTTTGTGTTGACTTCAGCTCAAATTAGATTGTTATTTGAAGGTATAATTGTAGAAGCAGAGCTATGGAATCAATTTAAATCTGGTATAGGACAAGCTGCCGGCGCGGTGGCAGATAAAGCAAAACAAGTTGGCAAAAATATCACTACTAAGGTTACCGCAGATAAACTACAAAACGCATGGGTAGCCGCAGGCAGTCCGACTGACAGTGTTGGGGTAGGTAAGATTTTAACTGGTGCCGGTATAGATCCAGAAACAGTAAAAACAGCCATGCAGTCTATAGGGGTAGAACCAGCAACTGCTACACAACCAGATTACAGCAGAGTACCAGATGTTAGTAAATTGACTCTACAACAAAAACAAGAGTTACTAGCACAGTTAGACGCATTAGATGCACAGCAATCTACAGTTAAACAATCGACAGCGCCATGAAATTATTTGAAATTAAAAAACAAACACCGCAATGGTTACTCGCTGAAGCCGCAGGAGCAAAAGCAGTAAACCCGCATCTCGAACACTTAGAAGATTTAATCTTTAACAGTGGCTATGCAGGTGCACTTGCGGCATTAGATTACGTAGAAAGTCTGCGTGTGATGTTAGCAGAAGGTACAGGAACAACCACACAACTTACAGTTAAATGGGATGGTGCACCAGCAATTATCTGCGGCATTGACCCAAGTGATAGTAAGTTTTTTATTGGTACTAAATCAGTATTTGCTAAAGGTGAGCCAAAACGTTGCAAAACTGCAGCAGACATTGACAAATGGTATAGCGCACAACCAGAGCTTGCAGTTAAACTAACAGCATCATTGAAATATCTTTCAAAACTTGGCATTGGTGGTGTAGTGCAAGGCGACCTAATGTTTACAGAAGGTGATGTAACCACTGTGTCTATTAACAACGAAGATTGTTATGTGTTCACACCCAACACAATTACCTACGCTGTACCAGTTAACAGCAACTTAGGACAACGTATTGCTCGAGCTAAACTTGGTATTATATTCCACACCAGCTACGAAGGTGATTCATTAGATGCAATGACAGCAAACTACGGTGTAAACGTAAGTGGATTAACACCAACAGCAGACGTATGGTTTGATGACGCAACATATAAAGATTATACTGGCATTGCAAGTTTAACACCT